GCCATCCCTAGACCAATGGACTTTCGGGCCATTGAAACAATTGAATACCCTATGAAACCGTCATACCCTAGCCCTGGAATGTGTAAAACTTTATCCCTTCCAAGAGTAACCATGTCGCCATCAGGGAGTGATATTTCATATACAAGTTCAGCATTTTGCATTTTCGGATCAACACGGTTAGGTGGTATAGGCCAAAGTTCAACAATGTTTCCGTATCCGTTCAGGACTTTCTCAGCATACCCGTTTCCCCATGTGAGAATGTGGGCAGACATGCACTCACGACCCGCCATTGCCGTCATGTACGGGTTATATTTGGTGTGTAGGACATGATACAGGCTTTGATCTATGGCTTGTTTCTTCTCACGTCCGTCTGGGCGCATGAGGTGAAGCGGAAGGCTGCCGATTGTTCCAGATATCAGAACCACCGCATTCCAGAACGCGGAATAGGTAAGCGCCGTTTCTTCTGTTACAGTTTCACCGGATTCCGATTGTGTGCCAAACAGATTCCAAAGGGACCTATCCCATGCTTTCGGATTGGTGATACTTAGATTGTATAAGCGCCTAGCTCCGGACTTGATTTTTTGGCCAAAATACCAAGTAGCCAGATTGGCTTTCTGAAATGCGTTCAAAATGTCTCCAATCCGTAAAGATATTGCTGTTTATCTTTTCGAATCCATCAATTTGCTTCCCTGAACCGCCAAGATTGACTCCTTGGAAGCCATCTTAAGTCCCCGATCATCAATCCCAGTGAGGTGCCCATGCTCGAACCAGAGCTTTGCCGTTATGCTTTGGATTCCCAAAAACCGGGCCGCTTCGTCAAGGGAGTACAATTCTTTGTCCAATACGATCCCGTTATTCTCGAGCGGTGGTTCGGGTTCTGGTTCTATGGGCTTAGGCGTTTCCCTGGGTTCTGGTTCGAGCTGAGGTTCAAGCTTGATTTCAGGCTCTTTTTCCTCTTTTTGAACCAAATTTTCGTCAATTTCCGGTGTTTTAGGCACTTCAACCAGTGTTTTTTCGTCTTTTTTCGGCTCTTTTTCTGCCTTTTTCTTTAATTTTCCCCTTGGCATTTTTTATTCTCCCGTTTTTAAGTCTGTGGTTCGCACTCCATAAAAAAGCCCCGGCAATCGGATGTTACGATTGAAAGGGCTACTTCCTATTACTATTGTGTATTGTTTTATAATGACTTACATATAAAATCCTATGCCACTTTATCTTTTTTATTACCCCCCAACATAAACACCTCACCGCATTCCTTGCACACAAGCCTCGGAACCTGAATAACCGTTTCTTTTCCAACCGGTGACACAATGGCGGAAAGTTTGTATACCCAAGTTTCAGTGATGAACGCCTTGCACCCGCATTCACAGGTCTGTTGATCAGCGTTTTTTATCATCGCTGGCGTTATTTGCATGTTCGGTACTTGATTTTGCATTTTAATCCCCCGACAATCAAAAATGATATCATTTTATTAGCATGTTTTGTCATCGATCATTTTAAATCTTTAATATGACCGGCGTATTCCATTGTGTTCAATTCTCTCTGAGTAAAAAACCTTTGGTATGAACCGAATTCCCAATCTTGGAATGTCATACAAACCCAAGGCCCCATTCCTGGTTCTTGCGAACAAACCAAATACACGAAATCGCCATCACCCTGCGATGAGAAAAGGTTCTTACGGTCAACCCATAGTTGGCCGGGATTTATTTTTCTTTCTGCTGTTTTTGTTGCCATTTGGTGGATATCACGGTATCTGACCCATTCCCCTTCAGGATCTTCTACCACTTTATGCCATGCGCGCGATCCTACAATTTCGTTGTTAAGGGAATCGTTAACACTCCCATACTCCATACTGTATCTTTTCATCTTTAATCCCCCGTTTAAAGTGCCATGCGCATTTTCATCTGTTCAAGTGACAACCCTTCATATACCGATTTAACGGTCCCTTCCTCCATGATCCCAAAGGCCATCACCGACGCCACAATACCGTCAATCCTCCCATAAGACTTTTTCTTGACCATGCGCCGGTATCCGTCGTTATCTTCTTGCACAACCACATTCGAAGCGTTCTGCGTTAAGCATGGATTTCCGTCATGCCTGAATAACTGTTGTAAGAGATATGTTTCAAACCGGTCAATAGCAGGGGCCATGCTCTTAGCATGTTGACCGAACGGAAGCATTTTTAGGCCATACGGGCTTTCAAAATTCCATTCACGTTTCTTTTTGTCCCAATCCCCTATTGATAGGTCAATTCCATCTTTTTCGGCTATCTCTATCAGGTCTTTGATTCTATGCCGGTCGTAAGCAGTACCGACAAGATCATATTTTTGATCGCACTCGTTTACAAACTGTATCACTTGGCCTTTAGATATGGCCTTGCCTTTGGAAACAAAAACATGGCCCTCTTTCACCCAAACATCATAGGGGACCTTATCGACCTCTGATTTTCGTTGAAGCCCATCCTCTGGAACCCAGAAAAACACCTTCAGTCTTACCCATTCGTCATTTGGGACCGGCTCAAAAACCAGAGCGAACGATGTAAGATCATTAACCGCAGATAAATCAAGCCCACCAAAACACCTACGCCCTAAAAGCAAATCGTCGTCGAACTCTCTATCCCGGCATGGTATCCATACTTCTTGAGAGATCCATGGATTATCAGATTCTACCCACTGGCAAAAACAAAGACGTTTGACGATTGCCTCTTTCGAAGGCATACCCTTTGTTTCAGCTACCTGGCCCCGTATATAGTCATAACCCGGTATTCCGAATTCAAGGGATGGATTTACTTTTGGCCACAATGACTCATCTGATAGGTACTTGTCGTCAATCAGGTCTTCATCGTCTAACCCGCATATGTAAGCAAAAAACTCATCATTCTTTAATGAACCGTCACAGACCTTTTGGCCCATGCCACGGAATTCCCAGGCCACTGAGGTTTTGTCCTTGCCCGCGTTCGTTATCATGAAGCTGAGAGGCTGGCGGCGAAACTTAAACCCGGCCCTGAGCATTTCGATTACACTTGAGTCTTTGTGTTCATGAACTTCATCAAGCAGTGCTATATGGGGGCGTGGACCTGATTTTCCTTTGTTCTCTGACGATATTGGTCTAAAGAATGACCCTTTTTCAAGATAAGCGAGGTTCCATTCTTTACCGCGCCCTCCTGATGTAACAAGCCGTTTCTGTAATTCTGGTGACTGATCATAAAATGCTATGGCATCCCTGAAAAGGATCATAGCTTGATCTTTGGCTGTTGCCGCTGCGTATATCTCAGCACGGGGTTCTTTGTCGGCTACAAGGCCCTTTATGCCTATTCCAGCCGCGAGAGGGCTTTTCCCTGATCCCTTGGGGGTCTCAACATAAGCAACCCGAAAGCGCCTACAATCATCAGACTTGCGCTTCCACCCAAATAACGAACCGATAATGAACGATTGCCAGGGGAAGAGTAAAAACGGTTTCCCCTCGAACTGACCGGCATTCAGGAGAAGGTATGTTTCAAAGAACCGGATTGTTTCAGCCGCTTCGTACTCATCGTAATAAAACGGGTAATCGGGTTTGTTTTGCCATTCGTTCCAATCGTCAAGGAAGCGTTTACATGCAGCACGGACTATAGGACCTGCAGGGGTTTCACCGGTATGGACTGAATCGGCGTATTGGTATGCTCTATCATCGGTCATCGTCTGTTTTTAATATGCTTTCACATCTCTCTATTAACGCTTGCCTCCATTCGAAAAACATGTTTTTTGCAGCATGAAAACCTTTTTTTTCGAAGACCTTATCAATTTCAGATATGAATTTAAGTTCAACTAAGAACCTCACTCCCCCGTTATTGATCAGACTCAATATCCCCTTTTTCCATGCCTCATACCAGGCTTTTTTGAAATACTGTTTTATCCCCCCGATAGCCATTTTCAATCCCCCCGTTAATCAAAAATAGAATCCCCCTGTTCGTTTGGATTCTTGTTAACCTTGATTTTACCCCTGTTGGCTGGGTCTAGCCCCAAAAGAGCGGAATATGTCACGTGAAGGCGCTTTAAATCGTTTAGGCGTATTTCAATCATGTTGATTGTCTTAGCTAGTGATTCTATGACTTTTGTATCATCCTCTTTTTCGATTTCCTTCTGCATAACCCTAAGATTTTTTACCTTTGAATCAATTTCATCCCAGTTTAGACAGTACACTGCAAGGGTGTCATTGTCACCCTCTGTCATAACCCCAGCGTCAAATAGAAGCTTCGATTTCTCATCCCATTTCTTTCTCCCCACATCACCTAATTCCATAGGGCATTCTGGTATCGTATATTTGAATTTAGGCTCATCGTCATTCAATGGCCTATGCCCAGGATTACCGGTTACAAGTTTAAGTGCATTAGGCGTGTTCTTTCGCCCTCTCATTTTCTTTTTCTCCAAGGGTGGTTTTCATCAATTGGGATACCGTCTTTATCGCACCCCGGCAAAAACCCCCGGTTGTCTTGAAACTGTTTGTGCTTATTATGGCATGGTTTGCAGAGACCTTGCCATCCATCTTGATCCCAAAAAAGGTCATAATTGCCTTTATGGGGCGTTATATGGTCCACAACGGTTGCCACGGTATGCTTGCCATGCTTCAGACATATTTTGCAGAAGACGTTTTCAGGGCGTCTCAAAAACAACCTTGACGCTTTACGCCATCGGGTTGTGTGATACCATTCGTGGCTCATTGGGGTATACTGCTCTCCCTGCTAATTTAAACACATTAAGTTAGATTAAGCTGTTTTCACCGTTTCCAGAAGTTTTAATTTTGCGAACTTGCGAAAAAGGGGAACCATCCGGTTACGCTGGCAAAAATTTTTTAAGATATTAGGTGCCCCTATCCTATTGTTTTATTTGGAATAATGGTAATTGTCCAAATTCGTTATTGTTGGATTTCCAAAGGTTGCAAGCATGGCAAGTGCATTGCACGTTTTCATAAACATGACCACCGCCTTTAGACATAGGTATACGATGGTCTAGTTCAGGAGCATTTGAGTATTTAGTTCCTCTTCTGTTCTTGGGAGTTGGCTTCCCACATATTTGACAGTGCCAACCATCACGCTTGAATACATCTTCAATCCTGATAGACTCATAATCAACTCCGAATCTCTTTGCTCTTTGTCTATGGGTGCCGCCAGCACCGAACCGGCTAGATATACCTTTACCCATCTCCCCTACGCCAGCGCATTTTCTTGAGCAATACAACCTAGATTCACTAGGCTTTTGATTCCTAAAGAACGGCTTACCACATTTCTTACAATGGAACATTGGCCTATTTGATTTATGCCTTTGTGCTGTATTAACCCCATGACAATCAAGAGAACAATATTTCTGATTATGATTTTGGGTTGAATATTTTACACCGCACACTTCACACGTCTTCTCAATAAATGCTGCCCTTGTCTCCTTTCGATGAAGCACTTGGCATTCGTTAGAACAAAACTTTTGAGGTGTACCAGCCTTGACCCGCACAATAACTTCAATGCCGCATCTCAAGCACTTAAACACACGGGTACGTTTAGACCTATTCTTTGTTACTGATCCTTTCTTCCTACCAGGCCTTTTCTTTCCGTCCAGCGTGCCCACCCGTTTTTCTATGCTATTCAGTTTCGCCATTGCGGTGTGGTTTAAAAGACAAATGCAGATTGATATACATATCCCCGGTGTGCGCCCATTGCTTGTAACCGTCAGATGTCGGTTCTATTTCTTCCACTGGTTTTGACATCCTAAAATCAAGCAAATGGTATTCGCCTCTATCTATTCTTTCG